GAGATTTTCAAGGTTGGTGAGATTGTAGAATCAAACGGTGAACAATTCGAGATTGTTAAGCGTGGATCTAATCACTTGCTAGTTAAGGAAGCGTCTGGTAAACTAAGTTCTAAATGGATTCAAGACGTGCAACCTACTGAAACAACACAAAAAAAACCTAAGAAACATCCACAAATCAAAATAGACTTGTGTGGACAATGCGGACAGGAACATACTGGCGTATGTCCAGAAGATTTCAAGAATCCATTCGATCCGATGTTTAAGGAATCATTTAAGACATGGAGAAAGAATAACAAATGACTGAATTAGAATCATCCTTAAATGAGTTAATGGCGAACGTATTCGTCATGTACTTCAAGACTCACTCTTTTCACTGGAACGTAGAGGGAGTAGAGTTCAGCCAGTACCATGAGTTCTTCGGTGACCTTTATGAAGACATCTATAATTCAGTAGACCCTATTGCCGAGAACCTACGTAAGCTAAATGTCTATGCTCCAAAGAGCATCTCCGCTATGTACGATAACAAAACTCTTTTAGAAGAGACTGGTATCCCAGACCTAAGAGGAATGTTGAGTGCTTTGTTATCTGCAAACGATCAAGTCTTGTATAGCCTAAATAGAGTATTCGCTCTAGCGCAACAACAAAACAAACAAGGTCTATGCAACTTCATTGCAGACCGTATTGATACACACGAAAAGCATGGATGGCAACTCCGTGCTTCATTAAAGGGTTAAGATGAAGTCGTTTCTTACATATCTAAAAGAAGAAAAAGATGCATTGGGGCACGGCTCCGATTCACACGATGGTAAGCTAAAGCACATCCACCACGCTGAAGACCGTCCACTATTACACGGTGTTGGTGGCTTTGAACATGCTCGTGGCTCTCTTCTTCGTGCCCATGAACATATGAAAGCTGGAGCTAAAAGCTCTAACTTGTCTATGAAGTATGATGGTTCTCCAGCCGTTGTTTATGGTCACCACCCAGAGTCTGGTAAGTTCTTTGTGGCATCTAAGTCTGCATTTAACAAGACTCCAAAGATCAACTACACTGAAAAAGATATCGATAAGAACCATGGTCATGCTCCAGGTCTATCTGAGAAACTAAAGGCTGCACTAAAACACCTACCTAAAGTAGCGCCAAAGACTGGTGTATATCAAGGCGACTTGATGCACTCCAAGACTGATGTGACTCATAACAAGGATGGTTCTGCTTCTTTCACTCCAAACACTATCACTTATACTGCACATGGTAAAGAAGCTGAAGATGTTAAGAAGTCTAAACTAGGTGTTGTTACTCATACTCAATATCACGGTAAAGACTTAGAGTCTATGCATGCTGCTCCATTGCATAGCAGCGAGGGTTTCAAAGAACACCCAGATGTGTACCATAAATCTCCAGAACATGATACAGCTAAGATTAGCTATCCTGAATCAGCGCAGAAAGAATTCCATAAGCACATGGAAGCTGCTAAAGATATTCACGATACACATGCTGGTAAAATGTATCCAGCAACTAAGAAACACCAAGGTGAAGCTAGTCATCTAGCGACTTACATTAACTCCACTGTTCGTACAGATTCTGTCCCAACTGCTTCTGGTTTGCAGAAACACATCGCTGGGCATTTCGAGAAAGCTGCTTCTAAGTTGAAGTCTGAAGCTGGCCAACAGAAACGTAAAGCCGAAGGTGCTGAACACGTTGAGCATATCGAAAAGAACAAGTCTCAGTATGAGAACTTGCTGTCTATGCACCATCATCTACACCAAGCTAAGAATGTTTTAGTTAAACATCTTGAGTCTCATGAAGGTGGTCTTGAACACCACATTGCTGGGCAGAAGTCTAAGCCAGAAGGTTTCGTGGTTCATCACGAAGGTGAGCCAACTAAGCTAGTGAACCGTGCTGAGTTTGCTAAGGCTAACTTATTGAAAGTAAGAAAATGATTTCATTTAAAGAATTGCTAGAAGCTAAAGATGCTGGTGGACATGGTTCTGAAAAGCACCATGTTATGTCATTCGCTCGAATGAACCCACCTACAACTGGACACATGGAAGTTATCAATAAACTACATTCAGTTGCTGACAAACACAAGGCTGGTCATAGCCTAATCGTTTCTCACTCTCAGGATGCTAAGAAGAATCCTCTTACTCCAGAGCAAAAGATCAAACACATCAAACGTTACTCTCCAGAGACTAACGTTAAAGCTGCTTCTAAAGAGTCTCCAACAATTCTTCACCATGCTGCTGAACTACACAAGAAGGGTATTGAACACCTACATGTAGTCGCTGGTTCTGATCGTCACGAAGAACTTCACAAGTTGTTACATAAATATAACACTGGTGAAGAACATAAACACGGTTCTTACAACTTCAAGTCTATTACAATGCACTCATCTGGTGAACGTGATCCAGACTCTGAAGGCACATCTGGAATGTCTGGTACAAAGATGCGTGAACATGCTCATGCTGGTAACTTTGCCGAATTCCGTAAGGGTGTTCCATCCCACGTTTCCGACAAACATGCTCATGAGTTAATGAAGGATGTTCGTCACGGTTCTGGTATCAAAGAAGAAGCTATCAGTTACCATACATTTATGGAAGTGCGTATGACTGCAGCAATGAAGCTACAGAAAGCATTCCAGCGTGAACAAGAAAAAGCTGCTTCTGAGCGTAAGGCTGGAGAAGAACTTCTAAAGAAACCAGCTCCACAAAAGACTAATGAGCATATCGAAAAAGTCGCTGGGGGCTATGAAGTTGAAAGCGAACACGGTAACAAAAATCTTGGTAAGTCTAAGACCCTTGCTGGTGCTAAGAAACGTCTTGGTCAAGTAGAATACTTTAAGCACATGAAAGAAAGTAATGAGCAGTATGACTTAGCCCAAGAGTTTAAGTCTTCTGCTGAGAAATCTAAAGCCAGCGGTAATCATGGTTCATATCATACACATATGGCTAGTCATCATGATCATATGGGACAGTGGCATGAACGTAAAGGTCGTTCAGCAGCAGCTGATAAAGAATATGCAAAAGCTGAAGAACACCACGAGGCTTCTTTAAAGCATCCATACGTTTCTGAAGAAACTCTTCACGAATCTTTTAGTTCTATTGAACACCATGATGACCACAAAGTTGTTAGCCATGGTCCAGATTTTCAAATCAAGATCGGTAAAGAACACCATGCAAAGATTGAAGGTTTAGAAAATGGTTCTCGTCATGTCTTCAAATGTATGAATGGTACAGAATATGGTTGCTGGAGAAATGGCGACAATCTACATTTTAAACAACACTCCGCTGACAGCGGTATTCATGGAAGTATGGGTCTAATGATTTCTGCAAACGACTGGCATAACGCTCAACCTAATCCTATGGATGAAAGTGTCCACGATAATCGTACTGGATTCGCTAAGAAGAAGCGTGAAGATGACGAAGGTGGTGAACTATATCGTCACACTTACAAATACAACGTATCAAAGCCTGGAGTTAATGATGGTAAGAAGCATGAGCGTCATGTTACTACTCCATTGACACCTCGTCCAAAGAAAGACTTAGAACATCTAGCTCGTGCTCACTTAACTAAACAAGGTTTTCAGATCCATGAAGGTGAAGAACGTGGTGCTTATGAAAAGAAGTCACCAGTAGTTATCGCTCCAAAAGATCCAAAAGCTAAGACATACGGCAAGATCGTTTCTAAGCTACGTCCAATGGCAGAAGAAATTCAAATCGAAGAAATCAAAGAAGAAACACAGGAGAATCAAATGGGATTAAAATCATTCAGCACTCTAGTTAAAGAAGGAACTTTACAATCGTCTGGTGATGATTCTATTCCTACATTGACTGGTACACCAGCAAAGAAACAAGCAGAAGGTAGCTATTCTTCTAAGCGTTTTGAGACTGATAGCCAACGTATTGCACGTATGGCTAAAGAAAAGAAAATTAAAGAAGAAGTCGAAGCTATCGACGAAGCATACGCTAAAGTAGAGACTAAGAAATACTCTTGGGGTACTATGAAGACTGCACACCATGGTGCTTCTTTCTCTGTTCCAATGCACCCAGAACACCACAAAGCTATCCACTCTTTAAGTGATAACCAAGAGCACAAGTTCAAAACTGAAGATGGTCGCCACTGGACTGCTAAGCGTCAAGGTGATGACGTTCATCTACATTCTGCCAATGATGGTCCAAAGACTAAGATCAAACACTCTGATCTAAAGGAAGAAGTTGAAA